TCTCTATATGTTAATACATTGCTTGTAAAAAATAGATCAAAGTTATTAAAATATCTCCACCAATTGGTTATATCTCTTGTAACCAACATGTCAACATCCATAACAATAGTTTTACTATAGGGGCTTAAATCAAAAATTTTATATCTATTTCTAAATTTTATTTGCTCATTAATACAATCATCTTGTGGAATAGGAATAATGTGATCAAATAATACTTTGTATTTTTGTGGTACATTATCATTTGTAATCAAACTTATTGATTGATTTTTATTAAATTTATGTATGCTTACAGCTAATATACATGCTTGTTGCACATAATTTGTTTTACTATTATTTTGTGCTACAAAACAAAATCCTTTACTCATTTGCTAACACCTTATCTAATTGTGATGACAATGCAAATTTATTCATAATATGAATGTTAACATTTTCGATTGAACAAATAGTATCAGCTTTCAAATGATCAGTTGTCATTATTTGCATTTTGTACTTTTCATCTTTTATATCTAACAAAATATCTTTATCAGTAGTAAAAAATAGAGAACAAGGTAAATCCTGTTGCGGGTTATCTAAAACATGTAAAGCTATAGCAAAAGCATAATCATTCCGATAATTTTTTCCTTCTATTTGATATTGTAACCTATAAAAACTCCAATTATCTTTAATATGTTTTATTAAATTAAAAATAAGTTTTGACATTTTATTTTTTGTAAAATAAAACACAGTTGCCCAATACATATCTATTGTAGAATCACTTACACGTTGTATTGTAGTGTCATTCCTGTTAGGATTGCAATCTATAACTTTTTTATTAATTTTAAAATTATTATTGTCAAAACAATACAGTAATTTTTTATTTCCTACAAAAAAATCTGTATCCATTACTATTGTATTTTGAAATGGCGTAATATCATATGCTTCACATCTTGTAAAATTATTCCAAGGCAATGACTCTGAATGAGTACCGTTAGAAAAACGTCTATGTTGATTTGTTTTATAAGAATTATCGATTACTATATCAATATACTTTTCATAGTATGCGAACTTTTTGTTCAGATAGCCTTTGGAATCTGTTGCAAGTGCAACAGGTAAATTTAAATGCTTTTTAATTTTTTTTGCACAATATATTGCTTGTTTTACATAATCTATTTTTTGATTATTATGTGCAAAAAGTAATACACCATTAGTCATTCAGTATTTTCTCTACGCTTCTTTTTGCCTTTATTTTTTTATATTCTTGATTGTAATCAAGTAATGCTTCTTCGTACACAATTTTAATCTTAGAATAGAAATCTTGCATGTCAATTTCAACTGGTAATAAATTATCATCTAAAATTATATCTAATTTAGAAGTAGATGTGTATGTAAGAAGTTCTGGTGTAATTGTAAACTTTCCACCGTTGTAAAAGAAAAGGGTGCTTTCAAGGAATTTTTCTTGTAATAATCTTTTCTGATTATTAATAGTTGTCATATATTGAGAAAAATCAAGTGCTTGTTGTAGTCTCTTATCCATACATTCTCCTATAGCGTATAGTAAGATTATACAATAAAACTAACTATTTGTCAAGTATTTTATGAACCTGCACTAAATTCAGTGTTAGTTGTTGTGCTAAAGGTGGGTGCAACAACATTTGACCCTGTCGCGGCAAACTTTTGTATGTTAGAAGATAAAGTACCATTTACAGATTCGTCTTCTCCTGGACCTGGCTTATATCCAGGTTGTTGGTCGCCAACGTCTGCATCGATTACTCTAATTCTTATCTGTAATGTAGTCGAACTAGAATTCTTTTTAGCATCAATGACTACATTGTTTTCTGTATAAACACCTGCACCTACATCTTGTATGAATACTTGTTGATATGATGTAGTCATATCATACCATCCTAATCCTGCACTAGTACCACCAGAACCAGTTTGAGTTGCTGTAGTGTGGTTGAAAATTACAGTACCCATAGTAGATAAAAGTGTTGACCAAGTATTACTCTTTGAACCACTTTGGCCTGTTAATGATAAACTAATTCTAATATCACTTCCGGTATTGAAGTAGTGCCTTGCATTATTTGCATTACTAAAATCACATGTAAAAATGTGTTGTATTTCGTTTGACCAATTTGTAGTTCTTGTTGAACCGTCAATAACGTCTAAGGTTCCTTGAGTTGGATCTATCAAAAACTTATTTGTAGTAATCAATGTGACAGCGGCATCATAATCATTATAACCACCATCTGTAGTCGATAATGAAGATGTAGTACTGCCGGTTGCATCAGCACCAATAACATTTCCTACAGCTATGTTAGCAATACTTGCATCACTACCACTTTGATGGTTATTTGCTTTATTGATATCTGTACGCAATTCGTCCATTTGCGTTGCTGTAACTACACTGCCAGCTAAAACAGTTGAACTGGCAAGTGTTTGTCCATAACCATTTTGACCAGTACCAGTACCCATAATGGTGTTTACTCTACTCTGTAAATCATTATATTGAGCTGCTTGAATGCTATCGCCGGTATTTACTGTTGCCATTGGTAATCCTTTTTATACGTATATAATCTATTTATCTACACAGCAATCTCAATTAGACGTATTCCGGTGTCCTCAGAATCCTCTAAACTTTTACCAACTACACATAAAGTACTTGGCATTGAACTATCTGATCGTAAACCTGTTGCAGTGCCTGGTGTTGGACCTGTTACAACTATATCACCTTTTTTAATTGGTCCTTCTACTTTACAAGGTACCCTACCTCTAAGTGCTATAGCTACGCCATCGATTTCGCTATTCATTAAGTGTGCAGGATCTGTTGATACAACTCCTGCTAATTTATAATCACAAAATGTTTTACATTCTGTTACCTCAGCATCTCCTCCAAAAACTAATACAGTACCTGGTTCATAATCTTTGTCTGCTGTGTATTTTTCTGCCAAGTCAGCATATCTTGCCTGTGTTGCAATACCATGAAATACTTGTGCATATAAATCACCTGAACTATTTCTTGCGGCTATAGTATTTGCAGTTGCTGATGTACTTGCTGATCTGCTTGTGCCAGCAACTTCTAAAGTCTGTGCTGACGTAGCACTACCACTAAAGGTTGTTGCAAACATAGTTCCAAAACCATGTGTTGTGCTACCAATATTTGTTACGTTTGTTCCTGTAAATGCTGACAAATTATCATATCCAGGAAGTAAAGCTCCTGATTCAATTCTTAAAGGCATCTTTTGTGCGGCAGAACCGTCTTGAACTTGTACAAAAATCTGTTGTCCTTGTTCATTAGCAATTAAGCCTTTATCATCGTCAACTATTTTAACAACTAAATCGTTTGAATTACCTACTGTAAACCCAAAATCGCTGAAGTTAACTGTAGAATCAAATGATGCTGTGCCTGCTTGAACAAAATTACTTGCACTTACACCGCCCAACTTATCTGCGTTAGATGCTGTACCAAAAAATCTGTGACTAGTGCTTGTTACACCGCCTGTGCTATTAATTGTATTTTTTAGCGTTACACCTTGTCTTATTACGTCAAAACCTGGATAACTTGCAGCATCTTCAGTGCCAATAGTAAACTGAATACTACTTACAATATGTATAACTTCGTCATTAATAATACTTACAATGACAGCCCTTGCAACACCTGTGTTGTCTCTTATTGTTCTACTTTGAAATTGTGTTACGCTGTCGCCTGCTCCTTGGGGACCAACTAGGATAAAACTTGTTCCGTTATAGGCGTATAATTGTTCGTTATTTGTATCCCACCAAAAGTCACCTTCAGAAAGTCCTGCTGGACTTGTTGCACTGATTTCTGCACCACCTGTAGTTCTCCACTTAGTGCCATCATAAAATTTTAATTTACTATTTGCTGTATCAAACCATACTTGTCCACCGATTGGTTTTGGAGGTTGATTTGCCCCAGCAAAATTTTCTAGCAAAAATACAAAATTTTCGTTTTGTATTTCACCATATCCTGCATAATTTTTTCCTACAAGTTTTAGATCTGTAGTTTGGTCTAATGTACCATCTTCAACTACAGTAAGCTGACTTGTATCAAATTTGTTAATAGTATACGCCATTTATTACCCCTATTATAAGTTTATTTATCGCAAATCCTAAGTTACCGTCACCTGTGTTCTTGTTCCTAGACTGTAGGTCCATGTACCAGCTACGTTAGTATATTCGTAAATATATCGTGTTGCAGTAAGACTTACAGCACCGCTGGCAGCATTGCTAGCCGCAATATCTTGTAATACGCTTTCTGAGCCTGTATCTGCAGCATCTCTAACAGAAACTACAGATTTCTGTAAAACAGAACTACTGCCTGTAGACACAGTAATATTAATTCCTGACACTGTACTGTTACTATATGATGTAGCTAAAACTTTTGCTACAGTGCCGTTTTCTGTTGTATTTGCCGCCCTTAATAATTGTAAAATATTTTTAATACTTGTGTAAGGTCCGTCGTTAGTTAAAATATCATCTGGATCTGATAAACCAGTAACGTCAATTGGCACAATCAAAGAACTAGCAGAAATTTGGATATCTACATAGGATTTATTTGCCGCATCTGCTCCTCCTGTAGGAGTTGCTACATCAGTAATTTTATTATTATTAAAACTTGTATCGCCAGCGGCATCAATTGTTAATCCTGCGCCTCCTACCCTACTTATAGTTTGCCCGTCTAATTTAATATTATCAATAGTAATTTCACCAAGTGTACCAATGTTAACCAAACCTGTAGCAGTTGTTACACTAGGTGATAATTCTGTGGCTGTCAATATAGTATTACCAGCAATTTTATATCCTGGATTTGCGTTATTATCGCCCTGTGCTAAATCTATATTCTGATTACTTGTCCAAGAACTGGTAGACTGCTTCCAAGTAAAATCTTTTGAACCTCCAGAACTTCTAACAATAATTCCTGCATCATCTATAGCAGTGTCATCACCTTCTGTACTATCATCAAGTAATCCAAGTTCAATATTTTTATCTTCTACACGTAGAGTAGATGTGTTAATGAATGTTGAATCACCTGCTACTGTTAAATTTCCTTGTACTTTTACATCGCCACTAACATCTAGTGTTGCACTAGGATTTGTTGTAAATATACCAACACGCTGTTCGCTTGCATCTGCATAAAAAGCATTTAAGAAACTACTACCTGTACGCACTCGTACAGCTAAATCTGCGTTACTTTGTTGTGTTTCAAGAATTGTTGTGGTACCTGAAACTTTTAATATTCCAAATTCTGTATCACCAACGCCAACACTTAAACCTGCACTGTTCTTAATTCTTATACTTCCAGTAGTTGCTCCGTTTCCGTCAGTAGGTAAAAAGTTTTCCGACGCTCTCTCATTGCCTGCGTCATCAACTAATTTTTTTGCTTTTTCTGCTGTGCCTCTCCACCAAAAACCACTTGTAGCAGTTTCCAAACTAGTGTCAGCAATGTTAAATCCTTTAAATAATTTTTGTCTTTTTGGTGTGAACGTATCATTTGGATCTACACTGAGTCCTGGAATAGCAAAATCTGTTGGAATAATAAAAGTTTCTGGTGAATATATACCAACTAGTGTGCCACCTAAAAATAATTTCAAAATTGTTCTTTGTACATCAGTAGTATCTAATTGACTTGCAGTCTCAAAACCAGTTTTGCCTTGTCCAGCACTATATGTCGGTCCTACTAATACTAAATCAGTTCCGTCAAAAAGATACAATTTATTGTTAAGATTATCAATCCAAATATCACCGGTCGTTAAATTACTAGGCTGTGTACTGCTTACAATTGATCCAGAGGCTGCTCTAAATGTTAACCCATCATAAACTTTTAATCTTGTGTCTTGTTTATCAAACCATATTTGCCCTACCATAGGATTGGTTGGTTGCGATGTGCTTGCAAAATTTTCTAATAATTTAATAAAATTTTCATTAAAGTATTCTCCAAATCCCTTATAATTTTTTCCTATCAAAGTCAAGTCAGTAGTAGTCTGATCAATAATACCGTCTGTTAAGTCAATTAAAAGTTCGCCGTCTGTTCTATTGATTCTATAACTCATTAACTTGCCCCTGCGTAAATAATATAATTAAGTGTCATATACGGATTCATAACATTCATAGCTGTACCTAAAGTATCATTTGTTAATACTCCGCCACTATCAGGTAACGCTTGTCCTGCACCTGTAGCATTTGGTGCATCGTATATAATAGCTTCATTATCGTTTGGTGTTCCTGATACATCTCTAACCACATAATATTGATCTCCACTATCGCCGCGTAAATCGTGTTTGTGTTCAGGTAAATTCGTAACCTGTATGTTTACACTTTCAGCACCGTTTTTAGCTCCAAGCACATCTGCGGCAATATCTGTTACATTGTTAGCAGAAGCACCTCCCATATCATCTTTTCCTAATGGGAATCGTCCTCTTAAATCAGGCACTGCAAAAAATCCTTCTGCAGGATTTGCTTTATAGGTTGTGCCAATTACAGCATACAATTGAGTGTAAGCGGCTCTAGATATTTCAGAACCATCACAAATTAACCAACCTGCTGGAGCACTGGCACCTGCGAAAGGTGCAATAAGTCCTATTGGCGTGGTTGGTACTGCATTTAGGAGACTTTGTACACTAATTTTTTTAAGTCCTGTATCTCCACTTGTTCTATTTAAAATTAATTCATCGTCACCAAATGATGACGATACGCTTGATTTTCCTGCAATAATTTGGTTACTTATTGTTGTTGAAAAAGTTTTTAAAGAACCACCAACTTGTCCGTCAAAAATAATATCCTCTGCAGATACATCTCCTGTAACTCTAAAAGTTGTAGCAGAAGTTAATTTATCCGCAGACCCTGCTCTACCACTAACAGTTCCGCTTACATTTCCTGTAAGGTTTCCTACAAAAGTAGTTGCGTACATGTTTGCGTATTTTGTATCTGTAGAACCTATATTTCTTAAATTATTTTGTTCAGGTAAAATGTTTCTTGTAGTAACATTACCTAAAACTTCTAAATTACCACCAATGTTTACATCTTGTGCAACACCCAATCCACCTGCTGTTCGTATAGCACCTGTGCTTAAACTTGTGCTATTTGTTGTATCTGTGTTTCTTATCACTCCACTTGCAAGTATATTTCCTGTAACATCAAGTGCTTCGTCTGGTGCTATATTGTTTACTCCTAGACGTAAATTACTATCTACTCGCAGAATTGTTTTTAGAACTCCATCATTCTTAACTTTGAAGTCCATACTTGAACCTGCAATATTATGCTGGAATACACCTGCATTTCCAACAACACCTATGTTCATTTCAGCATTGATGCCGTAATTTATACCACCGTTATTTTGAACATTAATAGGAAAAGCTGTTGTACTAGAAGTATCACTTCTTAAAAAATTTCCTGCTGCTACAGTATTCCCTGCAACAATCAAATTTTCTGCTTTCTCTGCTGTACCAACATATTTAGGAGCACCGTCACCAGTAATGTTGTTTACACTCAAATTTAATCCTGGCACTATTGTTGTAAAGCCAGGGATTTTTATTTTAGGAGTAAAATTGTCGGCTGCTATGATTGCTACGGGTTTTGCTGATATATCAATTTGTAAAACATTGTAACTTAAATCATCTGTTCCAGTAATAACTTGAGGTGATGCACCTGTAATCAAACCATCACTAAAATCTGGACCTACTAAAACCCAACCACTTCCTGTGTAAAGATATAGTTGCTGATTGTCAGTATCTACCCATAAATCGCCTGTCAAACTTTGTGATGCTTGTGGTGCAGTAGTTGCTTTTTTCAATCCTCCGGAAGGCACCCAATTTGTTCCGTCATAAACTTTTAGTTGTTCTACACCCGGTGTAGAATCATACCACAACTGTCCTTCAACAGGTGTGCCTGGCTCTGTTGCACTTGCAAAATTTTCTAATACATGTAAAAAGTTTTCTGCAATCGCACTTCCATATGCTGTCGTATTTTTTCCGGGCAACTTTAATGAAGTTTCTTGATTGATTGTATTATCTTCAATAGTAATAGTGCCTTTGTTAGCTTGATCTGTATATGGTATAGTATATGCCATTTATTATTCCTCAGCTAAACCAGAAAGACTTTGTACTCTTACTGTATAATCTATCTGTATAAGTCTATTCAAACTTTTTTGTACAGGATGGAAAATGACATGTGTCAATAAATCGCCTGTTCCGTCTGGATTCCAACTTTTTAATCCTAGTTCATCAAATACATACAAACTAGCCGCACTAGATGCAGTATCAAATGCATCTTGTCCGCTTGGCTCACCGTAATCTAAAAGACAAGTTACCAGCACATCTGTATAATTTGTACCACTTACATGTCTTATATCAATTTTGTTTCTAACAGGATCAAGATTGTTTATAGATCTATCATCTACAACCTTAGTATACGTTTGATTATAAAGGCTTGCATTAGTGCCTGTAGAATTAGGTGTTAGATATGTAATTATACCTGTAGGATCAACACTTGTTCCACCGTTACCAAAGCTCATTTCATATATCCAGCCTTGTCCTTGGTTTGCAATACTTCTAGCCAAAGCAACACTCATATTTTCATAATGAATAGCATTGCGTTTGTTTATAAGCACTTCTTTGGTATCAGGGTCAAAGATCTTAATATGACCTTGAATTAGTACACCATTTCTTTCTTTTAATACATCTGTCATTTTATATCCTACATTGTTATTTATCTTGGTAAGTCTACCTGCGTTGATAGCAAGAATCTTGCAATATCAGTATTACTATTACTTAATGTTTTTCCTTGTTCATTCCATATTTGCCCTATACGTCTAACTACAATAACTTTACTATTCTCTACTGGCGTTTCACCTAGAACTAATGAGTTATTATTCAACGCACTTGTCCAAACTTCGCCGTTAAAAGTAAATTGTATATGATCTTGTGTATACGTTGTGCCTGCTTCTGGATTTCTAGGTAACAAAGGATCTGTTGTTTTAATAATAGGTACATTATACTGTGCCGGTAAAGTTACATCACCTTCTGGTGAATCTTGAGCTATTTTTTCAGTTGTTTTAGCATAATTAGTTCTGTTATCACTAGCAAGTTCATAAGACTGAAGTGGTGTTTTACGCATTCGTTTTCCTGCTACAAATACTTCAAATTCATTTACACTGCCAGGTGTAAAATCTAAATCATATGTTTTGCTTGTGCCGTCTGCCGTAAATATTTGAGTAACAGTTTGATCTCTATACGGTAAATTGAAACTGGATGATTGATTATACAATTCTGTGCCTTCTAAGTATAGATCTTTTACACCCGTGCCCATTGTGCCTCTACGTATTTGTTTTAATTGTAGTCCGTCTTTTGTAAAATATTCAATACGCTCTCCATCAATAAAAATTACGCCAGGCAATCCAGAAGTTGGATTAGGAGACGGTAATGTATCAGCATTTTCTACATGAATTGATTTATCATACCAATTTAAATTTTGTGTAAGTTTAATATTTTCTTTTCCGTTTACTGATTTATAGTGATTTCTATTTAAAATATCTTTAAACTGACGCCATCCAAATTTATTTCTTAATTGTGTATTACTGAAATGGAATGTTTCAACATTATCATTTAAGTCTAAACCACCTAAAATTTTAATTTTAGTTTTGCTAGGATCTAAATAATAATCTACCGAAGCATCTAGAAGCACACCATTTCTAGTTACCCAAACATATTGATCGTCTATAGCAGGACTATTAAGAGGAATAAATCCATTTCTAAGATTTCTAAATTCATACCAGTCACTTGTGCTTGCATCTGGCACTATATCAGATCCTAATTCAGTAATTTTAATTACGTCTTCTGCATCAGTTGTAATTCCTAAATCATCCAATCTTAATTCATTAGTTGTTTGAGATACTGTTATTGTTTGTATTTTTGCATTTGGATTTGTCACAGTTCTACCTGTACCAAAATTAGGATCATCTATTCTGACACTATTTACAAATAGTGCATATTTTCTATCTGGTTCTAATGCGTTGACTAGATTAATAGTTGCTGTGCTACCGTCAACTTGATATTGCTGACTACCTAAATCAGATCCTGAAGATAATGATGTTCTTTCTACTATATCAAAACTTTGTCTATCTATACCTTGACTATCGTGGTTGCTAAATTGATATACTTCTATTACATCGCCTGTTGCATAGTCTGGACCTATATGTAATTGTCCTGGTGTCTTAATAAATTTTCCGTCAGTATCAAAATACCCAAACTTGTAATCACCACCAGACAGTGTACTATCGTCATATCCTATAATGAATACTTGTAATATATCTCCTTCTTGACCAACGCTATCATTAAGTGTGATTGTGCTACCACTTTGTTGATCTAAAGGAAGTAAAGGATCAAATGCATCTGCACTGCTGAATGTCCAATCTTGAATAAATGTTATTTCTTTATTGTTTAAAAACACCCTAACCTGTTCATTTCCTACACTAGCTAAAGGCACTTGATATAATCTTAATCTATATTCTCTAGTTTCTGTAACCTTAAATGTTTCAGTATACCCTGCTTTTAAAATTGTGTTGTTTAATTTTACAATAGTATACCACTCATGTGGCTCCTGGATAAAGGGTGTTTGTGTAAGTTGAAAAGATGTTGTACTACCATCATGAACAAAACTATCTTTAACAACACTGCTGTAATTTTGCACTGTCCCTTCAAAAATTGCATATCTTATGCTTGCACCCATTTTGGGAGGTTCAGCAAAACTAATCACAACATTATTAGGTGCAATATAAGATGCATCGCTTTTTATAAGAACATGTTCAATTTGCTTACCATCTATTGTAATTAAACTACTCATGTTTTGTGTAAATCTTATATTTGTAAGAAAATCAACAGTTGAACCGTCACCTGTAAATTCATCAATATCTAAAATATTTGATCCACTATATTCAAGTGTCACTAAACTTACTTTTGAGTTTGCAACCGGTGCTGTCACAAAGTTAATTTGCTTTGTATCATAATCAATAGTATAATCTGTTGTAAGTGTTTTTATAGAATTATTCACTTTAACAAATAAAGCAGTTTCTGTAATAGGGTTAGTGCCTATATCATAATTTTTTGTAGATCCGTCACCTACATAATTTCTACTAATTATATGACTTGCTCCAACAGTAGGTCTCTCATATACTTTAATATCTACTGTATCTTGCACCCATCCAGGTACTAATTCTTCGGGGCCTTTACTATTCATCGGAGTTGTGAATCCGTCGCCATCAATATTAATGTCTTCGGGATTAAGTCCAAGTGCATTTGAATAATTCAAATCTCCACCTTTAATGACTGCATCATAATCAATATTTGTAGGAAGGAAACTACCGTCACTAGTAGTTTTTCTAACAATTATTATATCATCAGCCGCTGTGCTTACTCCTAACTCATCTAATTTTAAAACCGTAGTAGTTCCGTCGCCTTCTATAGAACGCATTATTGCATTTGGATTTGCAAACTGAGTGCTGTCATCTGTCCAATCCGGATCATCTAATCTTACACCGTTTTTATAAAAATTATATGTAGATCCAGACTCCAGTGGTTTACTTAATGTTAATTCAACTGTTGAACCATCTAGTGTAATTACTTCATCTTCGAAAGTTGTATCGTATGTATCATAAGATCCTGTATACCAAGGTGCTGAATCCCAACCACTAGGTCCTCCAAAATCAAAACTTTTTACTTCAACTCCTCCATAATCTATTCCGTCCATCAGTTGACTTAAATCTTTATCTAATTGTCCAGTTTGTGGATCGTAAATTAAATTTATTCTGTCTTGTGCTTGAAGTAAACTTGTTTCTTTTTTATATGTAACAACTATCGCACTAGATATTTCTGCAGGATTTGTTAGAGTAATTCTGCCCTTATACCTATTATAACCTTTAGAAGTATCTAAAATATTTTCGTATGTGTATTCGCTAGTAAGAAGTTCCTCACCTGCAACTGTAACGGTAATATTTGTAGATGTCATATTCATTGGCCAATTTAAATCAAATACGTACTTTGATCCAGTGCCAACAAAATTTTCAGTTTCATTTAAAGTAGTGATAAAATATTTTCCGCTAGTTCTATCTAATTTTACTATAGTATGCATTGAACGTACTACAGACTGACCTATAACTAAACTTAATTTTGCAGGTTTACCTGTATCACTTAAAGATCCCTGAACCGTTAATGTAGGAGCAGTAATGTATCCTTTGCCAGGATTAATTACTTCTACTGCTGTTACTCTACCATTTGCGCCTAGTTTAGTTATAGCTTTGGCTCCTGTACCGCCTCCACCTTCAATTACAAGTATAGGAGGTGATTGATAACCAATTCCACCATCGGATATTAAAATTTCTTTTACAACAAATCCTAAATTATCTAACCAATTTTTTCCAGGATACGTATCTGTATAAAAGTCTGTTCCTTGTAGTTTTCCATCAACAATTTTTAAACTGGTTGTTTCTATTTGCTCAGAATTTTGATTATATCTAGGAGGTAAATCAAAATCAGCTGTAAGTGTATTACTGTTTTCAATTTTTTCGTAACTACTTACATATTCTCTTAGTTTAGTTTTAAAAGGTTTTACTTCATTAATATAATCTTGATAACTAGGTAAGTTATCATTATTAAATGTAATATCTTTTCTAAGTGAACCTACATTATGCTTTGCTTTGATAAAACTGGTTTTAAACAACCAGTCAACATATAATTGTTCTGCTAATACATATCGTATAGTAGCAAAAAATAATTTATTGTATTCTACTTCTAATTCCTCAATAAATAAATCATCTTTGATTGCACCTGCAATAATTCTAGTTTCTGTTGTAGGCAAACTATCATAAAATTTTGTATCAAAACTTATCTCGTCAAAACCGTCAAAAGATGTTGCAGTATTATATAAAGTGTTTTTAAAGAATATAGTTCCGTTTTGTCTGCCTATAGTTTGGTAATTTATTGTATAATCTACTCCAGGCCTATCGTCAATTTTTCTTAGAAGTAACCAACCACCTGAACCTATATTTTTAATTTTTACAATTTGATTAATTTTGTCATCTAAGCTATCTAATTCATAAGCAAAATCAACTATGTGATCAGGTTCACTATACGCACCATATCCTGTAAGGTACCAGTCTTTGTAATCCCAATATAATGTTGTGTTGTACGATTGACTTTTAAATCTATTCCACGAACTTGTAGCACTATCTCTTTCATATAATGACCATTTGCCTTGTATTTCTTCATCAGCATTTACTAATACAGTGAACTTTCTAATTGTTACTGTAGTTTTATCATTATAATTTTGGCCTTGATTTGTAATTTCTACACTTGCAATAGCTCCAACATTATTCAATGTAAATGCAAATTCAGCACCCGAACCTACACCTGTAATTGTGTAAGTAGGAGCAACAAGGTAACCTCTGCCCGGATCTAAAATTATTGCATTGATAATTTTTCCATCTTTGACTGTGACTTGCATAGTTGCTTGCTTTGCTTTTGCAACACCAAGTGTATCCAATTCAAGTTTAGTATCTACAGATGTGTCATAAATTCTTGTAAGTGTGCTTGGAGCGGGATCTTGTGAATTTAATCTCTTAAGACTCTTACTATCAACAATTAATTGTGTCTCTAATACTTTATTAACTTTTTCAACATACTGTTTTAGTGCTTCTAGTCTATTTCTAAACCAGCTTTGTCTTGGAGAATTTAAAATTCCGTATTTTTGTTTTTCGCCTAGTGTTGGATCAGGCACAATCCTTCCGTATAGATCATAACCTACTAAACTATCAATCCATTTAGCCTCTATATCCCTATTAGGTTTGCTACTAGCTAATCCATCAGTAAGAATTTGGTATTGATTATGAACATTAATGTCTTTATTATCTATAGTCCACCATTGAATGCCTATTGCAACATCATCATCTTGTAAATATTTTTCTACGTTTATAGGTGCAAAACTATCGTTTGTAAATAATGCTACATATTCATAAGCATTGTTCGCTGGATCTGAAATTAAATTAGCAACATCTGTAGCTTTTAATGATCTACCTTCTACATCTGGTTTAATTTTTTTGTCTTTTACCCAAAAATAGTATTTGTTAGAAAAAGTTTGGGAAATTTCATCGTATTGTTTTTTTACTGTGTATGCTGAATCAACATTTTTAGCTTGTCCGGATATTCCTATAGATATTCCTTCGTCAGTATCAGCAAGATTATTCCATTCACTAGGAAGATAGTCAGACTCTACCCATTCATATACATCAATAGTGTTTGACTCAAAAAGTTTATTCCAATTATTTGCACTGAATGTAACATCACCTTGATATGCATTATAGAACTTTGCATTTGTTAAATCCCACCACAGTTCACCAATATGATTATTGTGCCATGCATCTGAAGGATTGTTTACAAAACTGTCATTTGTTGTTGTGTTATATACAGCAGGATCGTAATACAGTTTGAAACTTAAATTTTCTTCTGCTGTGCCTGCAATTTTTCCTTGCACTGGATCTATATAATCTAAATATTTTAAAAGTTTTTGTGTTTTTGTATTATATAGAATTACACGCTTAATTTTATCTAAATCTACAGTCTCTTTTGCTTCCCTTATTTTTGTATAAATCTTTTTACTAGCTAGCCTATAATCTACCATGGTGCCTGAGCTTAATTTATTTGCTTTTACATTGGGTAAACCTACGTATAAATGATTATCTTCTAAAAGTAAATTTCTTCCGAAATAATATACAGGGCTTAATGGTAGTTTTGTATCAGGATCTACTTCAGCATCATAGCGTAATCTATTTCCAAAAATAAGTTTGTCTACTAAGTTTTCGTAAACATATATAATGCCGCCTTCTTCATTTTCATATCTAAATTTTGTAAAGTCTTTATCAAATGTTAATAGTTTATTATCAAAAGTTGTAATGTTAAAATTATCTGCGTTTTTAGCATTGACCGCTAAATGCTTTCCGTTGAAATTTAATTTACTGCCAAACTGTTCTGCTAATTCGTTATTTGGACTTTCAAGAGTTTGATCTAATTCCCAAGTACCAGTGTCTAAATTATTAGTTGGTTGGTTGTACTTGTAAATATAAATTCTTCCTTGGTCATTTTTTATAGTATCATCAAATGGAGAACCTATAGCAATTTTTGTTCCGTCTTCACTTATTGCTATGCTTTCTCCAAATTCAGCATTAGTGCTTGGCGCAGTAATATCTGCACTCCAACCATATTGTCCTTTATTATTTCTGTAAACAGCAACAATATTAGGCTTATCAGTATATTTTACATTTGTAATAAGAACTTCGCCATCTAAACTTAGATCAAAGTCTGATCCAAAATCATATATGTTTGTTAATTCTATTACACTATCTAATGCACTGTCGTTTACAACTTTTAATCCTGTGTCGTTAGGAATGTGACCCACATAATCAATCATATCGTCAGTTGAAGTCCAAAATGTTGCATCAAATACACTTGGAGTTAAATTTGTTCTAGCTGTAAACAAACTTCCATCATTGAATACAATGTCGCCGGTAAAATAATTTCTTGTTTCGTCGTATTGCCCTCTAAACTTTTTGTTCTTAGCGTACTCCCATGAATAAGCATTTGAGTTTTCTGTTCCTTTCTTGAGGAAAAATATTTTTCCAGGATTACTTGTAGTTTCAACTTCTACTGCACTAACAAATGCTCTATACAAATCGCCGCTAAGTTTTAATTTAACTCTTGTACCAAAGTAATGATTTGAACTCCGTTGCGGTGATACAATGTCCTCTGTAATAATATATTGCTGTCCAAATCTTTCATATATAGAAATAAGTCCTTCGTTTGTAAATGTGCTTGCAGATCCTTCAGGACGGGCAGATACTTTGAATACTTCAGTCCAATCTAAATTATCTGAAGCAGGTACATTAGCTGGCCTCGGAATACCAGCTACACTAGATGCTTTGTAGAACCAATATTCTACATCTTTTAATTCAAAAGCACTAGGTACTGCTATTGTTGTTGCAGCATCAAATACAATCATCTTACCTATGCCTGCTGGGCTATATCCAAGACTTATTTCCTGAATTTGTCCCATTACCCTGTCAGTAGTATAGATATCAACTCTACCGAATATGTCTGGATTAGGACCGCTAAATCCTTGAGTGCCTGGTAATTGTAAAAATTTTATTTCAGCATTGTCCCCAAATAAATCACCTTTACTCCAATTACCTGTAACATTTTTTACATAAATTGTTACATCTCTAAAGTTACGTTTATAGTACATAACTTCAGCTTGTGCCCCTGTCGTAACATCTTCAACAATTTGTCCTGCACCAGTATCAATCCATGACGTACCAATATATTGATATCTTGGAATAGGTTCAAATGGTTGGCCGTCGAGTGTTTTTGTGACTCTATAAGTTATAAAACCGTCCCATAAGTCAAATACAGTTTGTTCTTTATTAGACAATGAATAACTTAAATTAATATCACTAGGTTGTACTAAAGTGCCCACAATAGGTGCAGACATTGGTCTTGCTAAAAGTGGTCCACTTTGAGAACCAGCTAAGAAATCTATTGTACTAAACGATCCTATAATATTTTCAATTTTTATACTTGTTGTATTTGAGGCTGTTTCAAAAACTGTGCATTTTGCGTTAGTATTATCCTGTGTAATTAATTCTCCTGCAACAACACTAGTAGGTGTGTTAACTTCTAGTGTAGTAACAGTTTTCTTAAGCCTATTCCAGTAAAATTGCAGTGTATCGCCAGGCGACAGAGTGCTTGTTAGTGCAGATGGTGCTCTAGCTACCCAGTATGGTGGTGTAAACGGATCTACAGATCCGCCAGGTCCTGGAGAACCTTGGAAACTAAGGACTTGTAATAGACTATTTTCTGTATTTCTACTATCTATAGTAGCTGTCTCTGTATCTAAACTATTGTAATAATAATTTGTACTAGCAGAACTATCAGTTATAGCGTTTTTAATTAATAATCCTCTACCGCTGTCAACATTTGTTGTTCCTACAGCGTAAGGTGCACCGCAACGAATAAGAAGATAGCCTCCTAATTTATTTGTTGCTGTAAAAGTTTCATCATTAGGAGCTGAAGAAACATATTCTCCAACAAAGTCGTTACCGGCTATGAACAAACTATTAGAATCAGGAAATACACCATTGACATTGTTAACATATATAGTTGTACTACCGCCAACACTAAAAGTGTAAGCAACTGTAGCTGTTGCACCTGTAGTTGTTACTATTTGTCCAATTGCTGGAACATTAGTAACTTGATCTACAAAAAGGATAGCATCAATTTTATCACTTACAGTATGATCACCTTCTAAATATTCTTTTGTAATATACGGAATGGTTCCATTAAAAGGGTCTCTATCAGTTAGAGTAATTTGTGTTTGATTAGCATTTGTTTTTTTGTTCCAATGAAAAAATATCTCATCTTCTAGACCAACGCCCTCATATAATTGTGCAGGAGCTCTTACTAAGAAATGATCTGTAGTTACATTAGTAAAAGGATAATTACCGGCTAGCAGTAAATCTAAACTTTCTGCTCTCTCTTCGTCAAGATTAAGATCAAATAATATTTGATCAAAATTTCCAAAACTAGAAAAATTGATGTTTGTTTCACTGCCTTGAATTGCATTATCTGCAGACCAGTAGCTATCTTGATAAGAAACAATATCACCTGCAGAGTAATTTGTTGGTCCGGAGTATGCGCCTTTGAAAACTGTTTTTACATTGGAAGCGTTTGGTGATCCAATTATAATATATTTTCCATCTTTTGAAATTTCTATACTGCTACCAAATTTTTGTCCGCTTGCACAAATTTCCTGTGTAGGTAATAGAATTTGAAATAAATTCCAATTTACAGATTCACTTGGACGTTTAAATATGTAAACTTTTCCATCTTCATCTTCTGGAGCACCTATTGCCATTACAACATTTCTTGCATCTACACTCATTGCAACTGCAAAGTTTGTAAATGAATTACTCGTACTTTCTGTTGTGCCTAATTTTGCAAAACTATCTTGATTTTCAAGGACTGTCCATTTATTGTTACCTTGATCATCTATCCATATTTTAAATCCTTTTTGCATAGCAATCTGAGCTATTTGATTTGCGTCATTAATATCTTTTGCTCTGACACTTCTAAATTTAGTAATTATGCCATCGGCATTTTCAAAATCATCTGGTGGACTTTCAGACTCGAATTCTATTTTATCTAATGTAATATTTTTAACTTTATAAAACCCTTTAGCATTAGATGTTGCAAACGTTACTTTTTGGCTGCTGTCCTCTGGATCTACAGTCTGAGATGTCAAACTGACTATTCCAAGTATATCGCCTACTTTAATATCTTGCGGTGTGTTGTTTACCTGAATAGTGAAACTATCAGTTCCTTTAGTTAATCCTACAATATCATAATCACATTGTACGTACTGGTATACATTCCAGTCAAAATTAACATTACCTACCCATACATATTGATTATTCCTTAATTCATCAATATTAAGTGTAAGAAGATTATTGTAAGTGCCTAAAATAAAATTAACATCTTCAGGATTTACATATCCACTATCTTTTGTATAACCTTTGCTTACTAGTTTTGTTGGGAAAGGTTTATGATTATAATTTTTTGATTTGAGGTAAGTTTGATAACTTTGAATCCTATAAATTAAATCAGTTTCTTCGCCTGTAACAATATCAGTTAATGAAATAGGCTGTGGTTTAAGTCTAAAGTTTTTCTCATTAAGTTTGTATTCTACTTCATTGAAACTTTCGTTAGCACCATATTGCCCATCTTTTATAGCCCATTCTTCATAAAATTCTAAACTATCTTTATCTGCACTTGCTAAGGCATCAAATAGTTTCGTAAGTGCATTTTTTGATCCTTTATCATTTATGAAACCTTGATAAAATTTATATTGACTTACATCGTCATTAATAATATTTTCTAAATATTTTCTTTTTTGATAACCTATTAAATGCTGTGCTAATTTTTGTTGTTCTGAATCAAAATTATCTGAATCTAAATCGTAAAAATCAGCAAACTGATTAATTTTATAATCAAAGTTTGCGTATAATCCACGTCTCGGAGCTTGGTCTAGTCTTGACCAATCAGTATCTACAAATGTGCTTGTACCTGGTACTTTAAATTTTGCACTGTAAAAAAATTCTTTATATTTTACAACATCACCAATTGCATAATCTTTCCATGCTTCCCATTCAGTTATTTTTGCATCATCATATATGAATCCAGGAATATTTAAACTACCATTCCAGTCTGATGTTTTATATCCTAAAACTTTTATACGCTCCTGTCTATACCCAGGCTCAACGTCATAAATGATATCTCCAAATACAGTCTGATTGTCTATCAAACAAACATGTTCTTTAGATACTAAAGGAATTTTTATGTGATATATACCATCTTCAGTATTGATAGTTCGCACACTAAAATTATTATCTGTATCTTTAGCAAATTTTACATTTGTTGTAGGTAAAATTTTGCCGTCGGCTTTCAATAGACTGTAACCAAAAAATGTTTCTAAGACGTTGGATGGTGTGGCATAATCGCTTTTGAAATTAACTTTGTCTGCGCCTGGACTTAAAGAAATAACCGTGCCTGCACCCCAATTTTGTGTTGTCCAATATAAAAATTCTCTCACCGATGTCTGCCAGTCTGCGACATCATATGTATCTGCTACAAATTGGCTAAATGAAAATCCTAAAGATTCTAAATACTTTCCGTATCCTAATATAAAATCTACAACATCCTGTATATTTGTAAATAATGTTCCATAGTTTATCTGAGATGTTTCATTACTATAATTATTACGTAAGAAAGCATCTCTTCCACCTACTGTAGGTAAAGTAGGTAGCTGTACATATAATGAAGAATCAAATTCTCCTGCACTTGTATGTGTTTCAACTGCTCGATAAAAACCCCCGCCACTTTTAACAATTACACCTGACACGTAGGTTTTATTCGTATCCCAAGTAACAAACGGTTCACTTACACCGCCAACATTAATTAAAGGATCGTTCTGTTTTTTAATAACAGGAAAGTAATTAAACACAGGATTACTATTATCATAACCTTTGATGTAATAACCTTCTGTCTGTTTTTCTATTATCAATCCACTATATGTTACTTCTTGTGTAGGAAAACTGCTGTTTAAAAATATATCATAATTTTCATCAGGCACAAAAACGTTACCTTGATTAAGTGGTGTACGACTGTCTAGAATTAATCTAAATTTATCTTTATCAGTGAATCCACCTATCTTGAAACCTATTTGGTTTTTTAAATTAAAAATATTACTTTTATATTTTGTAATATTTTCTCTTGTCAATGCAACTTGGTAATCAATAATATAGTTTATTATACCGCTTGTGTATATTTGAGTAGCATCATCTATTGTAGTGGAGTATACTATACTTGATAGTTGAATTTGTTTTTCTGTATCTCCGTACACAATTTGATTTGCTAAATTTCTTTTTTGCCTTACCCTATCAAATGCTGTAGCAAATACTTTAGATGGTCTGTTTATACACATTGCACGTAATAATGCAAAAGGGTATTCGCTAGATCTACGCCAAGCAGCTTCTACTGGTGATCCATCACCAAAACTGAATTGATCATTTGCAAATTCTATATTTAAATTTAAACTGACTCTACTGTCATTAGGACTTAACAGTTTACCTGTTGTATCTACAGGAATATTTTGTAGTAAGCCAGGACGCATATATTTTTTATCAATTTTAAATGCAGGCTGTCTGATTATACCGCCTTGTAAATCTTCCCATAACGGTAAATTATTAGATGTATATGGTCCAGGTCCGTATTGTGTTTCCCACCAATCTGGCTTTACACTAAAACCAAGCATTTCCCAAGGATGCGTATGAGGTCTGTCAGTATCAAATGCATACCTATATAGTTCTCGCCACCAACCTGGACAATCCTCGTTATTAGAATATCTTGTTTGACTGTAATTAAATGTGAATGGATTTTCTCTTTGGTAATACACATGTTTTGTATATTCTAAGTCTAATAATCTTAACCAAGATAAAAATTCAGATATCATACTATTATCTAAACTTGTCTTATCAATACCAGTTGTTCTGTACAATCCTTTTTGTAATTCGTGTATATCAAATAAAGTTTGATCATATTCTACTTTTATATTATTGTAAATTCTTCTTTCTAATTCTAAAACAAGATTGTCTCTAAAATCTTTGTATGCTTTTATTTTACTTCCATCGTGTCCTTGAATTACCGGTGTTCCTTCAGTCCACTCTATGTAACCTTCTGGCTCAGTCACGCCATGATTTGCACTAGTGTTAGGCATGTAGAATTGTCTATTAAGTCCTACAAAGGTATGTAAGTGAGCACCACCACTGCCGCCTAACTCTGTGTCTCTAGCTTGTGCTTCTGCTAAAGTAGCGTATATAGGATAAAACCATCCTAGTTTTCCTGCGCCGTTTTGATTAGGTCCTGCAACTCCATAGATTTTATAAGGTCCAGATGGTAAATCAGGAGGTGCATCCTGTGTAGTATCGTCGATGTAAAATTCTGGTTCAAATTTAGGATATAATCCTAACTTTGTTGGTGTTGGAGGAACATAACTTCCGTTTGTATTTTCGTATTCGACAATATCAATTACGTCACCAATTTGTTTTGTGGTATTAATTACAGCAAAACCTTCGCTATTAAATGTATACTCTTTACCATATGTAAGTTGTAATCCGTTTTGATAAACATTGACTGCTTTGTTGCTTGGATTTGTCAAAGAAAATATTTCAGATAAAGCAAAAAACTTTTGATCCACGTCTTCTATTTCGATAGAGTTAATTTTTTTACCACCAGAAGGAAGCATATCACTAAAGTAATATGGCATTTCGTTTGTTTTATCTTTATTAAGTTCTGCAATAATTTCATCTACATGTAATCTCACAGGACCTTCATATCCTAAAGTGTTTGCTATTTCTAAAAATAATCTTTTAAATTTTCCGTAATCGTATCTTGCAGACGATAATGCTTTTACAACATTACTATTTTCATCTAGTATATGATACAAACTTAAATTTAACGGTCCAGAATGTTTTAAAAACTTTTTGCCAACTCCTGCTAATTCATCTGAAGTACCTAAATCACGTAAATTGCTAATGCCAGGAAAACTTCCTACAAAATTATCTTTTTCTTCTACTATTGTGCGTAAATGATCATTTACTTCACCTAAAGTAAATTGATTGATATTGTTGTTTAAAGGATTTTTCTCTAAATTAGATGCAATTTCATAATAACCATTATTTGATTTATCATAAGGACTTCTAGTTTTAATTACTACTATATCATCTGCTTTTAAACTATTAGAGAAATTAATACTACTTTCATCATTTACATTTTGTTGTATTGTGTAATCTATATCTTTTTTGTTTAACACATTGTTAACATATACACGAATCCATAAGTTATCTTTAAAAGCTGTGTTTACATACATATCTAGATCAAATTTTTTCTGATCTGCTGTTGCAACATACTGTCTTATAATTGTTTGTTCACTATCTTTCTTAGCTTTGATCCATCCGTTAACTAAATCATAACTGCTTCTATCTTTATATTTTCTGATAAAACCTTGATCAGTATTTTTCATTTGCAAAGCATTATCTTTAGTATATGTAAAGCTATTATTCAATAAATCAAATGTGAATACAATATCACCAGTATTTTCTATGCTTCTATATGTTAACGGAAACCCTAATTCTGTATCAGCTGTGCCCGAGCTTTGTGTGTAACTAAAAATTTGGTTTCCTGTAAACAATGAAGAAGGATAAGTTGTTGTATCTGAAAATCCTATATCATTTGAATCGAAAAGATCAAATTTTGGTTGTTGATTTACGCTTGATTTATTTTGACCTTCTTTCCAATCTTGTCCGTTATAGTAAAAATATTTTCCTCTATTCTTTTCACCCTGTGTTATAAGTACTGTTTCATTTATTTGAGGTGTACTATCTGATTCTTCGACTAGTGTAATTTGTGTGTTATTGTTTACTTTAACAAAACGCACTTTAAAAATTTTACCTTTTACTAAAGGATCAGGATCAGCTGTAAATAATACACGCATACCTTCAGTAAGATTAACTCCGTCTATATTGTATCCTGTTGATCCTTCTACAAACGAAAAAGCATCAATAGTAAACGAATCTATTAAGTTTACATTACTTTTTGATGCTGTGCCGAAATTATATAATTTTAAACCTTTTTCAAATTCTATAATAGGTCTTGCGGCCCTACTATTTTGATCAAGATTTGCAATCTGTCCGTTTAATTCTGCAGACTTTTCGATAACTTTTTTATGGAACCATCTATTGTATCTACTCCATAAATTACCATCTTTACTGCCTCTGTTAATAACAATGTAATCTTTTTTGCTAGGAAAACCTAGTGCTTCACTAAACGGATAGTAATCAAATTCTTGTGCATCAAATTCCACTGTAATATCATCTGTAAATAAACCACTTACTTCAAGATCGTCTTGTTTGACAAGTTGTATTTCGCTGCCTACACCTTCTACAAACCATTCACTATCTGCATATTTTGCAGGTAAAACATTTCCTAAAAATTTTACTTTCATGCCGTTTGATAAATCAAAACCTGCACTTGTAGTATAAGTTTGTTTTCCTATTATTTCATTATCAACATTTATTTCAGTATTTTCTAAAATGTCTGCTACACGAATCAACCCACTTAAATTTGGATCGTCTTTAGAAATATAGTACAATGATTCTGGTGCTGTATCAGGCACCGTAAATTCAATGATACCTTCATCTAACCAATCTTCAGTTGTAATATTTCCTTCACTATCATATTTTGTTATTCCAGTTGAATATATCAAACTTGTATTAGTTGCTTCATCTTCTGGTTCTCTGCCAGGAGCAAAAGTAATTTTTGTAACAAAAGAAATAGGGTAATTAGGTGTGTTTACAGCAAATCTATATGTTTGTCCTCTGTATAAAGTAAAAGTAGGATTATTTGTTAAACCATCCGGTGTGAACAAATATGTCGGATTACCTTCATTATCTTTCAATCCAACTGTATATGTGCTTTGAACTTCTTTACTTTGTCCAAAAACACTTATTGTTGCTGGTCCTGTGGGCAACCAATAATATTCTCTATAATTTACAATTTTGTCCCAATCTATATGCGGATTCCAAGCATAATATTCTTGGCTGTTTAAGTTGCTATGATTATTTGTGTTTGCAGATAACACTTTCAACTTATTAATATAATCATTATAGTCAGCGTAAAAATCTACATTACCTAAATCATCTTTAATTACAGCCGCTGGTTCTAATTGATAGTTTTCCCTATCTTTATTAACATCGCCAGCATAATTATCATCAGCTTTATATGCTAATGCTTGTTTCCTACCATAAAATACATTTAATTTTTCTGCAACACCTGGTTGCATCATTTGATCTAAAGTAGAATTTAAAAATTTATTGTTAAATTCAGTTCTAAAATATTTAGGTAAATGATTAGCTGTTTTTCTTTTATAATTTTTGTCACCTGCAGGAAGTGCAGGTTCTTGTTGATTGTTCTCAAAAGCCATTAGTAACCATATCCTCCACCACCGCCGGAGCTACCGCCGCCGCCGCTTGACCCTGATCCGCCTGATCCTGAACTACCAGAACCACTAGAGCTACTTGAACTGCTAGAGCTACTTGAACTGCTAGAGCTACTTGAACTTACTGTTGTGCTACTTGTTGTAGTTGTAGATGTGTTCACATTGCTGTAAGAAGTAGTGCTAGTTGTCATACTACTACTTTGTATTCCTATGTTACTTGCACTACCGCTTGTAGTAATACTTCCTGCAGCTACTATTTGATTAGCTGTAACTGCATCTATAATCTCAATATCATTTACGGTTGCACCACTTATAAAAATTTCATCTACTTCTGATTTTATTTCAAATAAACTTCCAAAAGTTTGAGTTGCATCTTCTGGTACAATTAAAAATGTTACTATATCAGGTGACATTTCTTTCATGACGTAGGTAGATAATTCTGAGAAATAAAATTTCTCACCAAAATCCCAATTTTCTAAAGCAAAAAATTGATTTATTAAACCTATGACCCTTGACTTTATATCATTGTCATTAAGGACTACATCAGGATTTTTAACAACTTTAAATTTTCCTTGCAAACTGCTCTCCGCTCTACTTCCAAATAAAACTCTATATTTTACAGGATGATAAACTATTTCATCACTTAAAGATTTAATTTTTGATAAATCTGATCCATAACTTGTAAACAATTGATCGCTGGAGGCAGGAAGAGGTTTACGTGCAATAGTCCCATCTAAAAATTGTCTAAATTGTGTGTCATATCCTCTGGTCAATATGTAGGTGTCAATTATGTTACTACTGCTAGGATCAATACGTGAAGTATCGTCTGCGGCGTGTACATATTGAAACTTTATATTTTCTCTACCTACATATGCTTGGTAATCTGTAGTAATAGATGTATTACCTAAAGTTTTATTATATATTTCAAATATATTTTCATCTATAAAATAAAATACTCGTCCATCTGTATACGGGCTAAGAGCACCAAGTTCACTTTTATTTTGGAATATAATTATGTTCAATTTATCATTACTAACAAAATTATAATCAACAACTCCGTCAGTTGTTACAAATTTTTGCAAAAATATATATTTTGTAGTAGGGTTAACATTAGGTGCTACTATTTCTTCAAAAATTTGAGGATCATCTACAACACCATCATCGTCGTTGTCAAAAAAGGTAACTTGCACTTTTTTAGAATTTACATATCCTACAGTGTCTCTGTATTCTTCAGTTATTTCCCAGTTTTGATCGGTGGTAAAATTTGTAATACTATCTGGCTTGTTATTATTATTTAAAACGATAATTCTATCTTTAACAACTTTGCCAGTCAAATTATTATAGATTTTGTCACTACTGTCAAAATAAAATCTTATCTCTGCATCAGACTCAAAAACGTATCTTGCACCTCTATAATCAATATTGTAAGTTTCGCCATCAGTGGTAAATTTAAGTAACCAACTACTATCAATTTTTTGTCCACTTATATCCCCAGTCTTACCTATACTAAATGCAGAGGTAACATCAAGATTACTTTCTGTAATTAATCTCCATTGTCCTATATTTCTATCAAATCTTAATCCAAATGTTTTATACGAAAATATTTGATCTACTAATTGTGTCTTTACATCGCTTTCTATTGTTTGTGCAACACTTGGACGTATTTCTACAAGCTGTGCATCAGTAGGTATTTCGTCGTTGACTAAAACAGCTCCTGTGCCATCAGTGTTATCAGTAGTGCCGTTTCCATTGACGTTAACAATTTTTACCCATTTGTAAGTTACTGCACCCATATAATTAGCTTCACCAGTTTTGAGTGTTCCATCAGGTGCAAAATGTTTACCTGCAGGAGCAATAAATTTTACAGTTGATCCTGGTTTAATTAATTTTAAAACACTTGTGGTAAAATTACCTAAAGTCTGTTTAATTTCATTTACATTAGAAAAGTATCCAGTGCTGATATTTGTATCTTTTGTAACTTGATTCCAAGTGATTGTTAAGTCTGTTGTATCAACAGCAGGATATTCACTAAAATAATAATTTCGTATTTTTTTGCTTGCAAGTATAGGTTCTATAGTGTTAAGAATAATACCTTCAATATCAGTTTGTGTGCTGAAAGTAAATTTTTCTTTTGTATTAAGAATTTCTTTATACAATACACCGTCGGTACCAAATAGATTTGTTTTACTATATTTGCCTGTTGCATCTACTAAATCAAAATATCTTGATATTCCGCTTGTAGTCCTGTTAACACTTTTTGCTTTTATAATTTCCTGGCTTATTGTTAAAGGTCCAATTTGGTAATCTTCAGCCGTGATTAATCTGTTTTGTGTATAGTACGTTGCAGGTGCTTTTTGTTTTATGTTTACATTTGTTTCAGAAACACTTGCATTGTCTACTGTGTATTTTAACTCATACACAACTGTCATAGTTTCTATTTTTCCGATACGACTTACATAGGTAATATCTATAGATACCCCTCTCATGTCGTTTGGAGTAATTACAAGATTTTGATTTCTACTTGTTCTATAATATGTTCTAAAATCGCCTTGTGGTAAATTACCAAAAGTTCCATCGGCAAATATTAAGCTAACTCTGTCTTCTATTCTAGATAGTACACTGAAAATATTACGAATTTTTTTATTCAAACTATTGTAAATTACATTGTTACCTTCAACAGCATCAACTTTAGTCCAAAGTTCATTTTCGTTACCTTCTGAATCTAATTTATATAACCAAATATCTGAATTGTTTATATTTGTTGCATCTATACTTACGGTTTGATTTGTGCTTGGATTTACAACACTAAAATCGCCCGAGTCTAAACTACCTTGTCTAAAGTGGCTAAAGAATCCTGTGTTTGCACTTCCAGCACCTCTACCATCTTCACGGTAAAGTAAACTAAAAGCATTTCCTGGTTTAGGTGTTTCTTCTACAATAGATGAGTCTGTAATATCTGTTGATACGATATCAAAGTTTGTGCTTTGTCCATCAATGTTTTGATTTATACTAAACACAGGCACATTTGTATTATTTGAATTTAATCTATATTGTTCAGTAGGAATGCCGTCTATTATTTCTTTTTTAACAGGTTTACCAACTACCGAATTAACCGGCATTGCTCTGTTAAGAACTTTTACAAATTGTTCATACCAGTTTGGGTTTGCTGGATCGTTCCAAAGTATTGTTTGATTTTCTAAATTTATGTTATTTGAATCAACAAAGGATTCAGTAGTTGTTACACTTGCAATTTTAAGAATACCATTTGCCGCAATATTACGTTTAGGATTGTAACTAAGCAATCTTGCTAATCTAAGCACACTTTCACGACGTTCTGCAAGTTCTAAATAGTTTTCACGTGCATTTAGATCCATTCTAAATGCTAAGTTTTGTCCTAAAAATGCTATTAAATCAATTAGTGCAAGGTACTCTGAACTTTCAATATAATCGTTAAAATCTTCAGGATAATTATTCCTTAGATAATTGATCATAGTGCGTCTTAAGTTATCAAAATCATAACTTTTGAAATCAGCGTTTCTATAAGTTTGATAGATACGCTTCCAATCTTCTGCTACTAATAATCTATTTTGTCTGTCTGTTGATGACATAATACAATCCTTTTTAATATTTATCGAACAATGTTAACTACGTATATAATTAGGCGGTCAAAAAGCCTGCATTTTCGTCAAAAGTTAGTTTCATTCTTTCCGATATATTATATGGCAAATATTCTAAATCTATTTCAATTTGTATTCCACTTTCAAACTGATCTACTGTTACATTTTTTACTTTTACACGAGGATCAGCATTGACAATTCTAGTAATGTTTTGTGTAATTGCATCTTTTAATCCCGGTGTAAGTGGTTCAAATAAGACATCCCAAATGATTGTACCAAATGTAGGATCTGAAAGTTTTTCTCCTTGTCTAATATGAAAATGATTTATAATATCTTGTTTTATTAATGCCATATCATAAAGCACAGGATTTGTATTATTAGGATTTACAGTGCTTATGCCACGATAATATTTTGATCCAAGCTCATAAGAGTCTGTTCTCTTGTTACCTTTTACAGTAATGTCTTTAAATAATTTTTTTTCTAATGAGCTCATACTATATTTAACCGTTTGTTTTCCTGAATGTATCTCTTACTGTTCCTGCTGTGCCTTTACCTGGTGTCGTTACAGTGCTACTATCTGTTTTGTCAGGTGTATGTAAAGTAGGATCTATATTTTCATGTCCGTCCCATGGTTCAAAAGAAGGCAGTCTCATAGGTAAATCTGCAGGTGTTGCTGATGTGGCAGACGATGCAGACGAAGGTGATCCGCCAGCAGACCCTGCCATACCTCCTCCTATTGTATCTGGAGGATGTGTTGATCTTACTAAAATACCTTTTACTTCCTGTGCCATCATATTTGCAGGTGTCTGAATATCTCCTAATGCTTTTATGCCGCCATCAACCTCTAAAGCAGAACCTGCTACAACTTTAGTAGAATCTAAATTTAAGTTTCCACTTGTTGTAATTTTTCCATCAGAGCCTATTTTCAAACTCATATCAGCACCTGATTGTAAATTCATTTGATCAGCTGTCAAAATATTCATTTGCTCAGTTGATTCTAAATTCATTACATTATCTGTCTTTAGACTCATAGGAGAGACAGACTCTAATCTCATTTCATTTCCTGCTTTGATATTAATATTATTCGTTGCTTCTATATTCATATCTCTTTCAGCCTTGATGTTTAAATCATTTTCAGTTCTAATACTAATACTATCCTTTGCATAGATATCAATTTTTCCATTTGCCGTAAGTTCAATCCAACTGTTTCCACTACCATGAGCAATGTAAATTAAATCTTCAGAATTATGTAATAAAATTTGGTGGCCGGTTCTTGTCTTTAATTTCATAAACTCATTATGAGGTTTTGTAGGATCTCCGGATTCTCCTTTTTCAACATTTGCATATTCACTACCGCCTTCTTTTGCAGACGATTTTCTTAACATAGAAGCATCGCCATCATCCATTATAAAATGACTACCGCCTAGTCTACTAAAAGGAACTTGACTTTGAGCAAATTTTTCTCCGTATGCAACTTTAGGTTTTCCTGGACGTCTATCATATGGTCCTGGAGTACTAATGCCAAATACCATACTAGGTGCTTCTCTTCTAGCACTGCTTGTATTTGTTCCTCTAGTATGATCATCTAGCAACCCAGCAACTTCTAATTGATTTTTAGTATCTTGAGATACTGGTTTGATAAACTGTGTAGGGTCTTTACCATTACCGGATTCTAATGCTTTATTATATTCACCTACAGGTAATGGTTTAGATTTTATTGTATCATTATATGACGTAGACGCACCTCCAGGTAACATAAAATTCATATTTTTATCTTGTATACAACCAAACCAAAAACCTTGTCCATAATTTTCTTCTGCAAAGAAGACTAAAACTTTTACACCAACATCAGGTGGAATAGCCCACATGCCATAACTTTTCTGAGTATTATCATATCCTGCATTTTTTGTAACTCCGGTCCTTGGTGTTACACCATAAAAAGGACTTACATATGTGCATGGAATTGTATAACCGCTACTAGTATCTGAATCTTCATTTCCTGCTTGAGTCGTTTTTAATATTTCAACTTCAAGTCTACCCATAAAATCAGAATCTAAATGGTTTCTTATTCTTCCTAAAAAAGGACCATTGCCTTTCATCCAATCAGGAGCAATTCCTCTTGTTAACCTATTGACACGTTTTGGATCATTAATTGCCATTATCTTGGTCCCATCGCTCGATCAGCTTGTTGTTGATTAGTAGAAACTTCGGATGCACCTGCACCTTTTTTGTTGCTATCAGTCTTTGCCTCTTTTGCTTTTTCTTTTTTAACTTTATTGCCTTCTGTAGTAGGCACAGCTTTTGTATCTTCGCCTGGTTGATTTCTTCTTCTGATAAGTTGCATTTTTTGTGTAAACACACCTTCAGAAAAACTATTAGTAAGCAAAGTGACATTGTACAATCCACTAAATGCTCCAACTGGTGTAACTCCTAGACTAGGAAAATCCATGTAATTTCCTTGACTGTAATCTAAAGGTGTTTTAAAATTAAGTAATATATCAACTTCACTACTTTGATAATCCATTGTACCGTCTGCTGTAATATTAATGAGAGGAGTTTCTGGTGCGTTATAATTTCCCATTCCGCTATCTGCAATATAATAAGGATCTCCCCATATTGTCATCTCAGCTGTAACTAAATCTACAGGACTATTAATCAAAGCATCGTTAAAATCTCTTGCTATAGAAGTCTTTATTGTTTCTATATCTCCCCCTCCAACATTTCCAGTAGAATTATCAATTTTTTCTTGCACAGCAACATTTCCAGATTGAGATAAATTCGCACTATCGCCTTCTGTAAGTTCTACTTCGGTTTCGTCTCCCTCTCCTGCAGCTGATTCTTCTCTGCTGTCTTTAACTCCTGCTTTTGTTTTACCTCCAAAAGGTGTAATTGCTGTAAAAAACGCCACATCAAAATTAATATTGAATTCTAATATATCATCATTTTTTCCAGAGTATATATAATCATATTCTTTACATGCTTGTCTTTTTAAATTTTCTATACCTGGAGTAGCTTTGGTACTTGGTTGATATCTACTTACATGTGCCATGAACGGAACAACTCTATATACATATATTTTTGGTGATGTTCCTAACTGATCCATGTGTTTAGGATCTGTAATATTAAACACATCAGCTTCTACTTTAAACCAAGGAATAAATCCATTTGCATCTGGCTCAGTATCTAGAATTTTTTGTCCGTATTCACTAACCAAAATTAGTTCTTCTATAATTTCTTGAGTTGTAGTACCAGCTTTAAAAGTAAAGGTTCTGAGATTATTGCTTATTTGCACTTTTCCTCTTTCAAATACCCCCGGCTTGCCTTCAACTTCTACAAACTTTGGTCTTCCGAAAGGTTGTTTACCTCCATCTAGAAAACTTTTTACTATTTTAGACTTACCTATTTCATTAATATTTTCTTCATTCTCTGCATATTTTTTAATGCTGTCACCTATATCACTTCTTTTTACAACAATTCCCAATAGTTTTGATAATTCTGCATCAAAATCAGCTGGTAGGGGAGCATTTTCTGTACCAGTAATAGATTCATATATTTTTCTTTTATCTTCTTCAGAGAATCCGTTAGCACCTGCACTTACTTCACTTGGATTGACAGTTGCGGCATCTACTTTTTGTTCTGTACCTCCAAGACTTTCAGTAGCAGAGTCCCTTTTCGTAGGAAATAATATCACATATTCGTCTGGTGTAACTACTTCTTTGGCCTTTTTCTTTTCTTGATTCCTTCTGTTTACATGTTGAGATAAACTCTGGCCGCCTTTTTGCAAAATTTCATGTAAAGTACGTCCTGTAATTTGTACATCTGTTTTAATGCTTTGTACTTGATTAGTAAGAGCAGTTTCGTGCCAAGGAATACATTTTACATTGTATACACTTCCGCCTTCTGTCACTTCAAAATCAATATTTGCCAATTTTAATGGAAATATTCTCCTTGTGCCTGGTTTTTTGACTCTTTGTCCGTTGCCGTCCCAACCTTCAAATTCAACACTAAGCACAAAAGGAGCCATTAAGTAGTTTTTATGTCCACATCGTAAACTTGCAACTTGCAATGCCTGCAAAAACAAACCCATACTGAGTGGTTCTGTCACATTAAAGTCAATTGATGTAGCATTTGTTTGTTTCGTACGAGGATTAAAGCCGATAATTGATTCTATATTAACATTATCAATATAATATTCAACTTTTCCAAAATTTTCATACGCAGTTGCGGCTCCATCGCCCGCACCTCCTCCGGATTTTAAAATTACTACTGAAGGATCTTGTATTCTGTAAGTTAAGTCTGGAAAATTTATTTCAAAATTATTTAAACATCCTAATGTAAAGATGTAATTATAAGATGCAAAATCTCTTAATTCATTAGGAAAAGGTGGACCACCACCTACAAAGGAAGTTAATAAATTTGCAACATTTTGCACACCTTTTACAAAGTCCGGTACGTTTTCTGGTTTTACATTATATTCAGGTGCTACTGTTGCTCCTACTTGTCCAGTAGCAGACCCTGCAACTGTATCAGTTCCCACTCCTAGTTTAATAAGAGGATCCATTTTACATTCCTAACAATTTTTTCAATGATTCTGATTTAGGTAGGTAAATTCTAGTTCCTGCTTCAATGTCGTATATTGGATCTTTTATAATATCCATGTTCCTTTGTGCAAATACCCACCATAAATTTTGGTCATCATATAAATCATATGCCATTAAGTCTGGTCTATGAGTATATTGTTCTTCAATAGTATACAATCTGTCATCGTCCTCGGCAGGTACAGGCCTAATTGATAAAATATCCAAGTATTGTTTTCCTGCAAGTTTTGTAGAGTGCCAAGGACTGTTTTGTTTATATATCGCCATTAGATAAATCCACCACTACCTTTGACATAATTGCCATTTACAAACTTTTGTAAGCTAAAGTTTTCAACTGCACGTCTACTGTATATAGGTTGTACTGTACATTGTATATTACTTCTAGTTGGTACGTGACTTCCGCCAGGTCCTACACCTTTACAAAAAATATAATCTACATCTTGGTTAAGTTCAACAGCAAATTGTGTAACAACTACAGGAACATTTTTAAAAACATAATCACCGTAGCCATTTAATTTTACAACAGGTGGTGGACTACCTTGTGCAGGAGTATTACCATATGCCATTTTTGAAACGCTTCTTAGATAATGCACAGCCGCTAACCAATATTGTCCTTCAAGAGCATTTTCAACTGTAAAATCTCCTGTAATACTAAATTGATCCACTTGAGAGTTTTGATATGCAAAGAATGGATAATTACTATGTATAGGCTTTATAGGCGAATAAGCAGCACTATGAGTCACATAAATTTGAGGAGTGTATGGCCAAACTAATCCATTTGTTCTAGTAAGTGGAGCGAGTATAGGACTTGATGTGAAATTTCCAGGCAAACTTAATCTAACTCTCCAGTCTCCTGGAGCATCAGAATTTTGACCCCAAGTAGCTTCACCAAAGTCAAAGTCATCAGATTGTTGGGCACCCAATATTCCGGTTGCTCTAAGGAATTTACCAAAGGAAGATTCTTGCAGATTATCAATAAAGGCATCTTTTGCCCTAGATCCTACATTAGAAATGTTTTCTCCAATTTCACCTACCCAGTTAGGAGTAGAAGAAGTTGGAGCAGCACTATTTCTAGCTTGCGATTCTGCTATTCTTTGTATCCTATCTTCATATGCCATATTTTTTTATCTCCTTATAACTTATTTATTGACTTTTTTAACTACGTAGTTTATAATAAGAGTATTAAAATGGAGAAAAGATGAGAAAAATCAACTATCTTAACAATAAAGACATACTTGCAGAAATAGCAAAGTCAAAAAACACATTTTGTAGCTATACTGATCAAGAATATGCACAATATGATATTATTTTACCAAGTTTAGAAAAAATTAATATCAGAACAATAGCCGAAGCAAAACGGAACAAAGCAAAAAGACTAACAATGAAAGCCTTTGAAGCTGCTAAAGCTGAAGGTAAAAAAGTAAAACAAGCCGAATTTGAAGTAGATTATAAAAAGATTGACAAATATGAGCTTGTATTTAGAATAATGACATTTGACCATGTGCCAGAAGAACCAGGCAGAAAGAAGAATCCTAAAACTATTGCAGATACTAAAGTTAAGGTAAATTTTCCGCCTTTTCAACACTACAAATTTAATGACAAAGATGAATTAATATGTATTGGAAAAAGCCACTGGGAAGGTGGTATGGAAAATGGGCATTTTACAATGGTTCAAGGAAAAGCAACAGATAAACTAGCAATGATGTGGATGAAGCTATGTGAAAGATATGCTACTAGAGGTAATGTTAGAGGTTATACATATAATGACGAAATGAAAGGTCAAGCTATACTACAATTAGCACAAATAGGACTGCAATTTGATGAATCAAAATCAGCAAATCCGTTTGCATACTATACAGCGGCAGTAACAAATAGCTTTGTTAGAGTTATAAACTTAGAAAAACGCAATCAAAACATAAGAGATGACATACTCGAAATGAATCACATGAACCCAAGTTACACAAGACAAGCGGCAGGTGAATGGGAAAATGCTATGAAAAGAGAAAAAGAACTGCGCCAGCAAAATAATAGTTGACTTTTGTCAAAAAACACTTTATAATAAGCAAAAGAAAGGTATGACATTTGTTTAATAAAGCCGCAGTCTTTACTGATATCCATTTTGGATTAAAAGGTAATAGCAAAATTCACAACGACGATTGTGAACAATTTATCGATTGGTATATTGACCAAGCAAAACAAAATAACTGCGAAACTGGTATATTTTGTGGTGATTGGCATCATAATCGTAACAGTCTTAACTTAACAACTATGGATGCTACTATAAGATGCCTAGAAAAACTAGGTTCAGCATTTGATAAGTTCTATATGTTTGTAGGTAACCATGATTTATACTACAAAGACAAAAGAGATGTAAGTTCTACAGAGTTTGCACGGCATATTCCTGGCATAACTGTAGTTGAAAAGTTTACAGAGATAGAAGATGTTGCATTAGTTCCTTGGTTAGTAGGTGACGAATGGAAAAAAATACAAAAATGTACGTCGAAATACATGTTTGGGCATTTTGAATTACCACATTTTTATATGAATGCAATGGTGCAGATGCCAGAGCATGGTGATTTACGAGCTGAACATTTTGTTAATCAAGATTATGTATTTTCAGGGCATTTTCACAAAAGACAGAAGCAAGGAAAAATACATTATATAGGAAACGCATTTCCCCATAACTATGCAGACGCATGGGACGATGATCGAGGCATGATGGTGTTAGATAGACAAAATAACACAGAACCTCAATATATTAATTGGGAAGATTGTCCTAAGTATAGGACAACTACGCTTAGTAAACTACTTGATCCTAAATCAGATATTATTAAACCTAACATGTATTTGCGTGTAACGTTAGATTTGCCAATATCTTATGAAGAAGCACAATTTATAAAAGAAACATACATTAATAATCATAAATGTAGAGAAATAACACTTATTCCGCAAAAGCAAATAGAAGAAATTAGCACAGAACTTGATATTACACAGTTTGAAAGTGTTGATGAAATAGTAGCAAAGGAGATATCAGCAATAGATAGTGATAATTTTAATAAAAAAATGTTGCTAGATATCTATAATGAACTTTAATGATTAAAATAAAAGATTTAACAGTAAAAAACTTTATGAGTGTGGGTAACCAGACTCAAGCAGTAGATTTTAATAAAGAACAATTAACACTTGTACTGGGTGAGAACTTAGATCAAGGTGGAGATGATGCTGGTTCAAGAAACGGTACTGGTAAAACTACAATAATAAATGCATTATCATACGCACTTTATGGAAATGCACTTACAAATATCAAAAGAAACAATTTAATTAACAAAACCAATAGCAAAGGTATGTTAGTGACACTCCATTTCGAAAAGAATGGTGTTGATTACAGAATTGAAAGAGGTAGATCTCCTAACATAATGAAGTTCTTCATAAACAATGAAGAACAAGAACTAATTGACGAAAGTCAGGGTGATAGTAGAAAGACACAAGAGTATATAAATGACTTGTTGGATATGAGTCATGACATGTTCAAACATGTTGTTGCACTAAACACATACACAGAACCATTCTTAAGTATGCGTACAAATGATCAACGTGCTATTATCGAACAACTATTAGGAATAACAATACTTAGTGAGAAGGCAGAATCATTAAAAGATCAAATTAAGCAAACTAAAGATGCTATTACAGAAGAAAACGCTAAAATTACTGCTATACAAAGCAGTAATGAAAAAATACAAGGTACTATTGAGGGATTAGAAAGAACACAGCGAGCATGGCAAGCTAAAAAGAATCAAGATATTGAAAAGTTAACACAATCTATCGACGAACTTGAACATTTAGACATTGAAATAGAACTGGATGCCCATGATAAATTACAAAATTGGACTGAACTAAACAATGCTATTACGGCTCTTAACAAAGAAAAAAGCACACTTGAGAGTGCATTACTACGTGCGGACAAATCAGTAGAAAAAGCTGAAAAAGACATCGCAAATCTTGTTGATGCTACATGTTACACATGTGGACAAGCACTTCAAGACGATAAAAAAGTAGAGCTTGAATCTAAAAAAGAAAAAGAACTGACTGATGCAAAAGCATATCAGACCGAAGTTAGTGACAAACTAAAAGAAGTGATTGACGGATTAGCAGACATTGGAGATATTAACGGGCGACCTAATACTTTTTATGAAACAGCTAAAGAAGCATACGAACATAGACAAAATGTAGATACTTTGAAGCAAACTTTACAAAACAAAAATGATGAGATAGATCCTTATCAAACTCAAATAGAAAATTTAAAAAATACTGCAATGCAAGAAGTAACTTGGGATACTATGAACAGCTTGACTGATTTCAAAGATCATCAAGAATTTTTACTTAAACTATTAACAAACAAAGATTCTTTTATACGTAAAAAAATTATTGATCAAAACTTATCTTACTTGAATAATAGACTCACATACTATTTAGATAAACTTGGATTGCCACATCAAGTAGTATTCTTAAATGATTTATCAGTAGAAATTACACAACTTGGTCAAGATTTAGATTTTGACAACTTGTCAAGAGGAGAACGTAATAGATTAATACTTGGCATGAGTTTTGCATTCAGAGATGTTTGGGAAAGTTTATATCAAAACATAAATTTACTTTTTATTGATGAGCTAATAGACAGTGGTATGGATACATCGGGTGTTGAAAATTCACTTGCAGTAATTAAAAAGATGGGCAGAGAGCGTAGCAAAAATGTGTATCTTATTTCACATAAAGATGAACTAGTTGGTAGAGTTAATCATGTTTTAAAAGTAATAAAAGAAAATGGATTTACTTCTTATGAAAACGATGTAGAGATTGTTGAATCATGATTGAAGATGACACACATGACTTGCTTACAAAAGCATACATGGAATATTTTAAAGCAAATGAAAATTTTGAAGCACGGAACAGCGTTAGAACACACGGTGCGGCTAGAAAATGGCTTCGTGAAATACGAACACTAGCCAAACTAAGAATGGATGAAATACACACAAAACACAAAACCAAGAAAGACCAAGGCACTGAATAGGCATGGGTAAGTATCCATATGCAATGGACTTATCAAGGAAAAAATATAGACACACTACCGCAAGACATTGAAGGTTTTGTATACTTGATAACAAATCTTACCAATAATAAAAAATACGTAGGCAAAAAATTAGCCAAATTTAAAACTACAAAGCCACCGCTCAAAGGCAAAAAAAACAAAAGGCGCGGATACAAAGAAAGCGATTGGAAAGAATACTGGGGATCCTCAGATCATTTACTTGAAGACGTTCAAACACTAGGTGAAAATAATTTTACTAGAGAAATTTTACATATGTGTCCAAGCAGAGGCGTTATGAGCTACTTAGAGGCTAAGGAACAATTCGACCGTAGAGTATTAGAGACAGATGAATATTACAACGGAATTATTAATGTGCGTGTCGGAAGTTCAAAAATTCTTAAAGAACATTTAAAGGCAATATAAGGACACTGTTTGATCGAGATAGCTCGATCCGCTTTGAGTGCATGTATTCACATGTGCAGAATCTAGCGAGTCCAACAGGCTGTATGCTACGAAAACTCCTTGCAAAGGAACGAAGCGGGAGGTATAATACAGGATACTTGCATATTCTGCAAGTTTTATGTATTAGATGTCGACGTAGGTTGGGAAAGGTCAGAGCCCAGTAGCAAAGTCAAATACCTACTTCCGATCTCGGCTGTGCGAACTCACATGAAGCTAGGGATGATGGGACCTCGTGTAAGGTTCCGTCTGACTAAACAATCTACATGAAACGTAAGTGCTTCGCACTTAATATAAATACATAAAGCAAGAATAAATAGTTTGAGCGATAGCGAAAACTTGTGTTAGCGTAGCTAACACACTTAGGATGTTAAAAATGAAAGTACATGAAATATTAGAATCACTTGATATCAAACAAGTAGGTGACGTTTGGCGTATTGTTGATACAACTAAAGGTGATTTTGCATCTTCTGTAGTTTTCAACACAGCTGGTGAAGCTGAAGAAGCTCGAGATAAATTACAAGCGAAAGCACCAGCTAAGAATACCAAGTCTAACAAAACAGATACAAGCACTAAAAAAAGAGGTGTAGTCAGTAAGGCACTGTATAAAGATCCTGATGAATTTGCCAAGATGAAAGCTGATAAAGTAGCTAAAGGCGGCACTATAAGAAAGTTGTGGGCAAAAGCAAGCGAGTCGGGGATGGGAAAATTCATTAAAGGAATGCAAGGCTTACCACTTTTTAAATTAATACTTATAGTCATGCCGGCAGTAGAAGCAAATAGAATAATGGATGACTATGCAAAAAATTATTTTTACAATGGATGCAAGTATGGCGACAATCCAGATTTACCATTTGATGAAGATATAGGTAAACAAGGACTTGCACTAAGCAAAGTTTGGCAAGCTGAAATGCAAAAAGCAAGATATGAAATGTCTTCAGTACTTGCTACAGGTATGATATCTTTTGTATCAACGGCAGCAGTATTTTTCAAAAGAGGTAGGCAGTTTTTACAAACTCTGAGTTTGGTTGGAGTACTAGCTGGACCTTACACTTGGCTTGGATCGATACTTACATTTATAGTAGGAGTAGGATCAACAGCTGCTGCATCATGGGCACTTGCTTACATATCAAGAAAAACAGCATTGTGGAATGGATTATCTAGTATTTTAGTAGATAGATGGTTTACAGAACCAAAAATGGAAGCATTGATGAAACATGTGTTTGGAGCATACTGTGTTGAAGGTCATGATTTTTCAGCACCAAAAACATTTATTAATGAATCCAACGAAGCTGACGCTAGGAAGCAAATTGATTCTGTAAAAAAAGAACTTCAAAAAGATAAAAAGTTTATGAAAGTTTTCAAGATACTTAAAAAACAGGCTAAACAAAAGGCAATTTAGTCTTAGTAGTTGTTTCTATATTTTCTTCAGCAATTTTATTAATAACTTCTTTATCGTCAGATGTAATTTTATACATCACATCTTCATATGTAAATGCTCCACGCATGTACCAAGCTAATTTATATGCTGTATATTTTAGTTGTTTTGTTTTGGTTTCAAGATCTTCTGATAGCTTTAAGATATCAGATTCCTCGAGCGGAATGAGTTGGTTCCGAAAAAACTCGAGTAATCCACTGAAACACCTGTTTTGTATACTTGATCACAGTCTTCGCCAGAACATTTCATATCAAATTTTGGAATACCCCAAGCATCATTAATTTGAGACACACTGGTTTGCAGTTCTCCGTAAAATTCACTGTCATTGTTTACAATGAAGTTTTCTATTTCTGCAAGATTTGTTTCCTGTTGATCTCCTGATGAAATTGTAGAAACATGTCTCAAAGTTAATTTAAGATTTAGTTTTGTTCTTGCATCAAACAGGGCTTGTCTTTGTTTATCTGCTTCTTCATCTGTGATTTCAGCTTTTTCAAGTTGAACTAATTGTTTTTCGATAACAAATGATTCTCTTGAAAATTCTGTGAACTCTTTATATGTAAGAGGTCGTAAATTGAAAGTTAAATCTTTCAAATGAATTTGTTTTGTAGGTTCATGCGATGCTAATCCATCTAGTATAGCTGGCAATTTTATATCTGCTGTATTCTCAGCACTGCACTTTGGACAATTAGCTGTTATAGGCATTTCTTCTCCATAAGTAGCAATTCGTATTGCCATTAACACATAATCTATGTCAAAACCGACCAAACTCCAAGGGTCTATAATTAAAGGTACGCAACTTTTAATAACGTCAACTGTAGCCTGCCCTGAAAACAATGCATCAGGCGTCTTTAACATTATCTCGTCCATAGTATTCATTCCAAAAACAGGAATTTGAGTATATTGACAATCCTGAACAATACCGTTATTATAGTAAACTCCTTGCGATGGTAAGTCAATATATATTTTTGGCTGTCTTTTGTATTTTTCTAAAAAACTGCTCACATTATTCTCCACATAAATACATTATATTGTAATGTACTTATACATATTTATTATGTGCGTATATAACTAAGGTATGAAATAGAATGGCAGATGTAAATTTATCAGAAGACAGTATTAATCGTTTAGCGGATTTAATTACCTCAAAAAGCAAAGAGGGCAATAAAGATGCTAGAGGAACAAAATTCAGCACTCAAGACTTAGCGAAATCAGGAAAAGATCTTGGACAAACAATGTTTACAGCAGATGCTGGTTTCAAAAATTTAACAGGAGCAGTAAAAGACGCTACAAAAGCTATTCCTATTGTTAATAAATTTTCATCTGCTATTGATTTTGGTACTGGTTATATTGATGAGACTGCTGATACATTTAGAACACTTTCTAAAGTAGGTGGCGGTGCGGCAGGGGAATTATTTCAACTTAGAATGAGAGCTGCAGAATCAAGATTACCTTTAGACACTTTTGCTAGTTTGGTTGCAAACAATTCTGAACTACTTGCAGGTTTTGCAGGCGGAGTAACAGGCGGCGAGAAAAGACTTGCAGAAATGGGCAATGCGTTATTTCAAGATGGCATAATAGAAAAATTCTTAAATTTAGGTTACAGTGTAGAAGAAGCTGTTGAACTTTCATTAAAACAACAAGCAGTACAGCGTAGACGTTTTATGATGGAAGAAATGTCAGCTACAGATCAAGCCGCAGCCACGGCAGCTTATGCAAAAGATCTTTCAGTAATTGCAAAACTCACAGGTAAACAAGCAGATCAAATAGCTGATGAAATGAGAGCGGCACAAGCAGACGGAGCAGTAAGAGCTAAAATGCGTATGCTTGAGAAGCAAGGTATAACAGGAGCAACCGCAGCTAATGAAGCGGCTATGTTAGGAATGGCCAAAGGTAGTGAAGCACAGAAACTTGCAATGAAAGAAATTTTAACATTAGGTGCTCCTGTATCCGAAGCGGCAAGAAACTTTGTAGCAGCCAATGGGGCCGCAGCAGATTTGATGTATCAGACAAAGGCAGCAATTGAAAGTGGAGATGCTGCAGGTGCTAAAAAACTTTCTGAACAATCTTTAGCGGCGGCGATCGAATCCGGCGATAGTATGGAAAATTTATATGTAGCTACATTGAAAAGTGTAAGTGATTTTGGTGCTACACAAGCTGAAGTTTTAGAACAAACAGCAAATGTTACAGATCAAATTCTTGAACAACAAAAAGAGATGAGTGAGACAAACGGAAGATTTGTGACATTAAGTGAAGCATTTATAGGCACACTAGCCGAACTAAACAAAGAAGTTGATGAAATGGCTAGAGGTACAGGCGAAGGAAGAAAATCACTTAAAGCATCAAACACAGCAAATGCGGCGGTTGTAGACGAAACAAATAAAAATATTCATAAATTAAATGAGGAATTAGAAGGTAATTCATTAGTACAAGGTGCTTTAGATAATGTAACTGAAAATGTTGGTGACGTAGTAGGCGAGTTAGGAACAAAAATAAGAGACGGCGTAGATTTCATCGGTACGATGACAGGTGATAAACAAGCTGAAATGGCTAGAACTCTTGAACAAGCAGGATTGTCAGAAGCTGCCGACGTACTAAAAAATGCTACTGATAATCAAGCTAAACAGAAAGCTACAGAATTATTAATTAATGAAGGATACCTAGATGCACAAGGAAACCTTACCCAAAGCGTTATAGATGCGGCTAAGAAAAATAACGAGAATCTTGCTAATCAATCTACATCAGGTGTAGGAAGTAGTGGTCCAATAGAATTAAAAGATGAGAATCTTTTACCGGAAAAATCTGCACCTATAAAAGATACTGTGATGAGTGTATTGAAACTTTTAGGTATACCGTTTCCTATGAGCGGCAGAGAATTAGGCGGACCTGTAGAATCTAGTAAGATGTATACAGTAGGTGAAGCAGGACCAGAAATGTTTATGTCAAATACAGCTGGTAATATTATGAGTAATCAAGATTTACAACTAGCGACATTGGGTCCAGAATTAGGTAACAAGTTTTCAACGTTGGCACAGGAAATGCAAGCATTTGGAGCTCCTATTACACAAGCTGCTCAAGAAGCAATGGCCAGTGGCATTACTCCAGAAGCACTACAAAAAATGGAAGATACTATGAACCAAGTGAAAAATCAAATATCTGCTCCGGATACAGCTTCTAGTCCGGACCTAATTAAAATGATGCAACAACTGGTTGATATAAATAAAAAGACAATGGAAACAGCTAATAAGACGTATAGAACCTGGGATAACGCATTAAAGGGCATAAATTAATATGAGTTGGAAAAAATATTTTACACCTGTGCCTACAGCTGATAATGCAACAGGCAGTTATTCACCGTTAAGCGGAAGAAACGCATCTTCGCAACCAGGACCAGCAAGGTCTAATTATTCTTCATTTTTACCTGATGTGTATGTAGGTACACCTAACCGTATTGAAAGATACGGACAATACAATACAATGGATATGGATAGCGAAGTAAATGCCGCATTAGACATATTAGCTGAATTTTGTACTCAAAAAAACAAAAAGAATGATACACATTTTGATTTTAAATTTTATAAAAATGCAACTAATTCTGAAGTAAGAATACTAAGTGAATATTTGAAACAATGGTATAAAATAAACAGTCTCGAAAATAGAATGTTTAGAATTTTCCGAAATGTATTCAAATATGGAGATGGATTTTTTCTACGAGATCCAGAAACAAAAAAATTATATCACGTAGATCCTGCAAAAGTAAATAGAATTATTGTTAATGAATCTGAAGGCAAAAGACCTGAACAATATGTTGTTAAAGATGTGACTTTTAATTTTAAAGACATGGTTGCAACTAAAGCATTACAAACAAATGGCAATGTTACAGGTGGCGGATCAGGATATCTTACAGGCGGCGTAAGAGGAATGACTGGTACAAACACAGGACAATTAGGAAATAGATTTACTGTTGAACAAGGCGAAATTGCAGTAAATGCAGATCATGTATTTCATTTAAGTTTGTCAGAAGGATTAGATAACAATTATCCATTTGGTAATTCATTACTAGAAAGCATTTTCAAAGTTTACAAACAAAAAGAATTACTTGAAGATGCGATTATTATATACCGTGTGCAAAGAGCACCGGAACGTAGAGTTTTTTATGTTGATGTTGGTAACATGCCATCACACCTTGCTATGCAGTTTGTGGAGCGTGTAA